CCGCAAAGGTTGTTTTTGCCATAATTTCCTCCGTTGGAAATAAGTCCTATCGTCTTGGCTTGTCTGCTAGGTCAGTCTATAGGACAAGTTTTACCTAGATGTAAAGAATATATTACTTGGAAAAAAGATAAAGATAAAGAAAAACTTAAGGTTGATGCGGGTTGAGTAAGAAACCCCCGCATCATAGGTTCCATTAAAGGTTATGCTCCAGGACTACCGAATACTGTTCGGGGGTCAGACCATCCGAACGAGTATCTTTCTCTAGCCTTATAACGCACNTTGCCAGTGTCAAAATCAGCTTCCATAGAAGTTCTGATTGGTGAACGATCAAACATTTTGAATCCGTTCGGACAATCAGTCTTTATGAACCACGCATCTGTGTCTGTTAGATAATGATTTACTGTATAGCCTTCTGGGACCATGCCCATGTTCTTAACAGCATTAATGTCATTATCCGCCGTAGCCACACGACCTGGTGATTCCAACAACCTGTCGGCAGTGAATTGTAGTTCTTTAGGAATAATCAATTTCATTCCTTGAAGCGCTACTTTCAAACCACGCTCGTCAGTAAAAGCTGCAATGTCGATTAGTGCTTGTTCTAATGAAGTTTCACTTAGGTCAGCTGATGTTGAAAGCTCATTACGCAGATTAGCTCCACCCACAGTTGGATGGTCTGTTGCGCAAAGTTCTTTCGTATCGCCGCCTGGATAACTTGAATTGAACGCCCTATTCAACACAGAAGCTGACTTAACTTGCTTGGTATTTGCCATACTACGAGCTAGCGCGCGAGTATATCTTGCTGACAGTCTGTCATACAAGTTATCCTCAACGGCTTCCTCGGTAATTGAAAACGCCAGTGCGATCGTTTCGTGAGTGTATCTTGATGTAAACGCTTCTTGCGCTTGATCAAAAGCCACTCCTGCTCCTTCTGACTTAACAGGTGCGGTGTCGAAACCTGTCAACATTACTTCTTCTTCAAAAGCACGATCACTTGACTCAATATCATAAATTTCTTCATGTTCTTTGTCATATCTATCGTACTCAAGTCCGAATAATGCGTTCAGGCCTGGAAGCAGTTCTTTAACCAATTGTCCTCTACTAATTGCCATTTAAACTACTCCTAAGTACCTGCAACGGCACCTCGCATGTAATGCTCATTAATCAGAACGANTAAGTTTGCATTATTAGCTGTGAGGTCACCATTAACGTCATCTTGAACAACACCAACGATTTTAAGCTGAAGTGCTTGCGTTGTGTTTATTGTGCTAGAGTCGAGTTCGCGTGTCGCAACGCCGGTCGTTGTACTACCACCTATGCCATCAGTATCAGCATTTCTGCCCATACATGTAATGGCTGAAGCACCGTCCGCCTGAACAACAAACAATTGGTTAGGGTCATCATAGATATATGCTTCTATATCACCACTTCCAAGTGCCGTCGTGCTGGCTGGATAGTAATTCTTAAAGGTAGGAGTTCCGTCAGAAGCAACATAATACACATGTGAAAGCACACCAACAATATTAGCAGAACTANCTGCTGCTGTGTTGATATATCCACTTGCGAATATAGTNATGTCCCCTTGATAGATACTTGTACCGTATCCGGAAGGGTTGATTAAATATTTAGCTGCTTGCTGAACAGGCCACCCGGCACCCTTGTAGGGTCTAAGCCCGAAGGCTTTATCTACATTTGCCATTTAAACTTTCCTCTGTTCTCAAGAATTAATATTAAAGAACTCTTAGTTCGATGAACCTTGAGTTCCGCCAATTGTTACGCGAGATTGTCTATTAGGTTTACTAATTGACATGCTAGGATGATTTCCATCTTTCATCAAATCGTTATCTACAGCTTCCATCTGCCCTTGTTCCTTTGCAGTGAAAAAGGCNTTTCTTTCCTGTACAGTTTCGATCGGAATCCGACATAAAATCAGTCCTCCGACTCCAATTACTCCCTCGAATTTTCCTTCCTCCACTATTGGCGTGTCAAAATCAGGATATTCGTCTGCTTTCACAGGCTCCCATCCTTCACGAAGCTTAGCCATGACATTCTTACGATCGTCAAAGCCTCTGACTTCCATTCTGATCCAACGGTGAACGTGTCCTTCGGGAGGGTTCGGTGCATCCAAAGCGGATGGCGGTGCCCAGGGTTTTCTCGTAGCTTTTTTCTCACGAGTCTGAGCTTCGCGTGGTTTGCGACTTGCGTCGACTTTATTTTTTTCTGCCATTGTTGTCTCCACGTTATTCAACATATTTCGCGTATTCATCTAAAGGCACACCCAATTTATTAGCTATTGCTACCTGTGAAGGTGTGAGTCTCACAGTTCTGCGCCCAACTTTAGCACTGCGTTTCGCAGGAGCTACCGCTTGAACGGGACGATTTGCCTGATTAGCTCCCCCATCAAAACGATGAGGAAATTCATCACGAATTCTTTTATCTATCTCACTATAATACTCCTTGCTAGTGGCGTCAAATCCTTCATTTAATAAATCTTGATGAATTACAAACGAAGTCATGGTCATAGCTCGATCTTCTCCAAACCAAGAATTGTCTTCTGCCCAGGCTTCTGCTTTAGGATCAGGGGGCGCTGGACGGGTTTGTTGTTGTTGTGTGTACTGTTGAGGTGCAGAAAGCNGTTGCTCTTGGACCGCTCTAGTTTGATTGAGTGCCTGTACGCGTTGGGCCTCAACTGCTAAAGCNGCNANTTTTTGCTGTGCTTCTGCTTGTTTCTCTGTGTTTTGTTCTTCGTTCGCTTCTTTTAACAGTCCTTTTGTTGTTTCAGTCTCAGCAGTAATTCTATTGGCTTCTGCAATAATATAATTACCGTCTATGTTTTGTTTTTGCTGTTTTAGTGTTGCGTTTTCTTTATACACATTTTGCGCATATTGAGTTGCTGTGTGTTCTCTTCGTTCCGCTTCGCGTAATCTTCCTGTTAATTTGTCAATTCGTTTTTTTACATTTTTGCTATATTCTTCGTGCTCATCTACTTTTTCTTCTTCTACTTCTGCTTCCGGTGCAGTTTCCAAAATAGGCTTTGAAGGAATTACAGCCTCAAAAGAAGGAACTGCATCTTCTGATAGTTCTACATCTACTTCGGGACCTGAATCGTCAATGGGTACAAGTTCTTCAGCAGGGTTTAAGTTTAATTTATGTTTTGGCATGGGTCTTTCCTCATGTTAAAGTTGGTGCAGAATTGCTTCTGGGTCGGGTACTCTAGCGATGATTTCATCATCGTTGAGTATTTTTATTTCACCGCCCTCAATTTGAAAACGAGAACCGGCATAACGTCCAAACAATACCCAGTCCCCTTCTTCACACCAAGGTCCAGTTGAAAATTTTTCTTCGTTATAGGCCAAAGGACCTACTTTTAAAACATAGCCTAGAACTGTGCCTATTCGTCGTCTTGAAAGCGTCTCTTCTGTGAGCTCAATTCCTCCCTTCGTTTTTCTTTTTCCTCGATAAGGAAGAATCATAATTCGCCATCCTGTTGGATCAGGCAATTGTTCCAATAGCTCATTTCCTATTTTCTTTGGATTAAGAGTCGTTCCTTCATCATAAGCTTTTTCTAAAGGAGTTTTATTTGCCTCCTCTTCAGCCCATTTTTCTTGTAACGCTGTATTAGCCATAGTCTATGTCTTGTTTTTTTAGAATGGATCTAATTTCTTCGCGAATGAAGTTGAGCGCTTCGATATGGCCAACAAGATTTCGATAATGATTCCAATCTTTTACTTCACCATTGGTCATCATTTCTTGAATTTGCTGTTCTTTTTTGCCTATTGCGCGCGTTACAGCTGTCGCGAAGTCTAAAGTATCTATATTTTCCTCCTCGGATTATAGTTTGCGTACCCAATTCCTGTTAAAGGCTGTGGTACGGGTATGGTCGTAATTCCCCCCATATCTGGAACCCCTCCGGGACCGTATGGATCAGGCTGATACTGACCACTTAAATANGGATTGTATCCTGTTCTATCTCCATAAACCATATATTGTTTAGATAGTTCCGCTTCTTGAGCAGCTTGTTGTTGAGCCGCCTGTTGTTGAGCCGCCTGTTGTTCAGCCTGTTGTCCTTGTAACTGGGCCACTAGCTCTTTTAGTTTATCTACCTCCGAAGGCGCTTCTTGGAGAGCGGTAATTTGTTCTTGAAGCCCTGTTGGATCAAACATTTCTCTGCTTTCTAGCGAGCCGATTCTTTCTTGAAGCCCTGTTGGATCAAACATTTCTCTGCTTTCTAATGANCCGAGTCTTTCTTGAAGACCTGAAGGGTCAAACATTTCTCTTCCTTGTAATTCAGAGACTTGACTTTGTAGTCCCGTTGGATCAAACATCTCTCTGCTTTCTAATGAGCCGAGTCTTTCTTGAAGCCCTGTTGGATCAAACATTTCCCTGCTTTCTAATGAACCGAGTCTTTCTTGAAGACCTGAAGGGTCAAACATTTCTCTGCTTTCTAATGAGCCGAGTCTTTCTTGAAGACCTGTTGGGTCAAACATTTCTCTTCCTTGCAATTCAGAGACTTGTGTTTGTAAACCAGAAGGATCAAATGTTGGAAACTCTCTTCCTTGTAATTCAGAAATTTGTGTTTGCAATCCTGTAGGATCAAATGCTTCTCTTCTTTCTAGCGCACCTAACCTTGATTTTAAACCGCTTGGATCAAACATTTCTCTTCCTTCCAAATCGCCTATTCTTCCTTGTAGCCCTGAAGGGTCAAACATTTCCCTGCTTTCTAATGAACCGATTCTTTCTTGAAGGCTTGTTGGATCAAACATTTCTCTTCCTTCTAGCGCGCCGATTCTTTCTTGAAAGCCTGTTGGATCAAAAGCAGGGGCTGGTATGCCCACAGGTTCTGGTGTTTTTACTGGGCCTTGTCCCGGAAACTTTGGTTGGGCTCCTGGAAAAAAAGGCTCCTCTTGCATAGCCGGAGGAGTCATCATTTCTGGTGGCATAGCCGGAGCAGGGCCTAGATCAGATCCAAGACGATCTTTACCTCCCCAAATAGGCACACCTAAATCGTCTACTGCATTAAGCCCTAGATCAGGTGTAGGACCCATTGGCTTGTCACTTGGTCCTAAAGGAGGAGTCATCATTTCTGGTTGCATAGCCGGAGGAGTCATCATTTCTGGTTGCATAGCCGGAGGACCGCCTGGAAGTTTGTCCACTGCTTCTTGTACTGGATCACGGGGAGGAGGAGCAGAAGGCAAAGGAGATGTATAAGGAGTACCATCAGGGTTTAAACCTATTGGAGTTCCGGGAGGCGCAGAAGGTCTATCGCTTGGTCCTGAAGGAGTCCTAAACGGTCTTTCCGGTGGTCTAACCGGAGGCGGAGGTAACGAAGGTGCTACTTCTTGTGCTACTTCTGGGGGAAGAGTCGGCATTACTTCTTGTGCTACTTCTGGAGGTAGGGAAGGAAGCACCTCTTTTATTATTTCAGGAGGTAAAGAAGGAGCTACTTCTTTTATTACTTGTGGTGGAATTTTAGGCGCTACTTCTCGCACTACACCTACACCACAAAGAGGCAACACCTCTTTTATTGTTTCAGGAGGTAACGAAGGTATTACCTCTTTTATTACTTGTGGTGGAATTTTAGGAACTGCCTGTTTTATTTGTTCAGGAGCTAACGAAGGAAGAATCTGTTTTACTTTTTCTACTACTTCAGGAATATTTGCTGGTCCCGGAGTTCCATCTGGACCAACTGGAACTCCGGGAGCAGCAGAAGGCAAAGGAGACTCATAGGGATTTTGTCCCATAGGATATGGTGGTGTCGGAACAGGTCTATCGCTTGGACCTAGCATAGGAGGACGCATTACCGGTTTGGGCGGTCTTGCTTTATTTTTAGGGAGCCTAGACATAATGCCTGGACCAGGCCTCATCTTTTTGTTTCCCATAAACCTACTTGCCATCTTTCTTATTCTCTTTCTTGTCTTTAGCTATGCGTTCTCTTTCAAC